CCCCTCAACCGAATCATGACAACGCAAGCTAACCGCTTCGATTCCAACCTTGAATCCCCAAAATCTCAGGACTCAATCAGCCGGAGTCGGTATGAGAGGTTGGAAAACTCGCTCTGCAAATTGTACCAAATGAACTCATCGCCAACTTGGAAATAGACCCACATCGACGATGACGCCGTTTTGACAGAGCCGATGCGCCGCTTCTTCGTGTAGTTCGCCGGCATCGTCGGGGAAGACGGGTTTGTCGACATCAACACGTCGGTGATCTGAGTGTCGGGCCGGTAGATGACGTAGACGTGGTACCAGGTATTGCCAGCAGCAGCGCCACTGTCGAGGCCTCCATTGCCGTTGCCGGCGACCCACGCGCCGGACGTCTTGGTGACAGATGATCCGACTATCGCCATCGACGTCGTGAAATCATCCGACGTGCACACTCCGGGATTGACGGTGAATTGCAGGGCCGACCCGTTCGGGATGATCGTCATCCCGCTGAGCTGGCCGCGGACGGGAGCGGCGACGCCGGACGGCCCCGAGGCACCGGTCGCTCCTTGCGGACCAGGGGCTCCTGCAGGACCCGTCGCCCCGGCGACTCCCTGCGGCCCCGTGGCGCCTACCGGCCCTTGAGGCCCCGTGGCGCCGGTCAATCCGATCGGCCCCGATGCTCCCGTCGCTCCGATCGGCCCCGTGGCGCCCGTGGCACCGGCGCCCGTTGCGCCGACGGGACCAGTGGCCCCGGCCGGCCCAGTCGCCCCAATTGGCCCCGTGGCTCCCGTAGCGCCCGCGCCAGTCGCGCCGATTGGACCAGTGGCACCCATAGGCCCTGTCGCGCCTGTCGCGCCTGTCGCGCCCACGGGCCCCGTAGCGCCGACAGGGCCGGTCGGCCCGGTCGCTCCCGTTGCGCCAGGCGCCGACGTGAGGTTGCCATTGCCGTCGATGTAGAGCGGCGCGGCGATGTCGAGCTGCAGCGCGCCAGGCGTCCTCGCAGTGGAAGGCGACAGCGACAGCGGCGCGAGATGCGAAAGGTTGAGGTTGCCGAGCGCGTCGGTGATCATCGGCCCCGCCATCTGCAGGGCCATGTTTTTCATTGCGTCGATGTTGAGCGGAGGCGAGGCCGACTCGACTGCGTCTCCTCCTCCACCGCCACCGCCGCCCGAGCCGCCGCCGACCAGGCCCCAAACGTTCTTGGCGATCTGCCCGCCCTCGAGCAGGACGCGGAGGAAGTTGCCGCTCTTCGGATCGATCTCTTTGCCCTCGAGATCGACGTCCCGAGATCCGCCGTTCTGACCTCCGAGGTAAACGTTCGCCGATTGGCAATGCACATAGGTCTGGCCGTCGGCGAGCTTGAGATGAACCTCCTGCCCCGACGCCGTCGTCTTGCTCGACGTGACGTCCACGAAGTAATGCGAGTTCTGGCCCTGCTTGTAGACCGGTTTCTGCCCCTTCTGCTGCTGGCCATTGCCGCCGCTGCCCGAGCCGCCGCCGGAGGCGTCGGTCGCCTGCGCGCCGCTCTGCTGCTGGCCCTGGACGAGCTGCATGCGGACGGTCTTGCTCTGGTCCGCGCTCCAGAAGCCGCCGTCCTGCGTCATGTGGAATTGCTGGTTGTCGCCCGCGCCGCGGTACATCGCGGTGTCGCCGGGCTGGCAGCCGTTAAGGCGATGCCGGCGATCATCCATCACGCCACAAACCGGGAAGCTCCTGTTGCCACCCATGAAGCTCATGAAGCCTTCGGCGCAATCCGTCACGTTCCCGCTCTCATCCTGGTCGGGACCGTGGACGACGCTGGTGAAGCCGTAGTTTTGCGGCGACTCGACGCCGGAGCGGCTCTCTCCAGCCATCATGTTTCCGCCCATCTCCTGCATCTGCGTCCCATCGTTGATTGAATGGATGCAGGTCCGCGCACCGCCGGACGAGTAGGCGCGGAAAGCAGTATTGGCTGGCGTCGAGCGATGCATCGTTATTCCAGCGTCTCGGCCGGCGGCTCAGCTACAGATGTCTCTGGAGGAGCTGCAGTAACGTTCGGACCACCCGGCTCGACCGGCGCCCCTGGAGTGGCCACGTTCCAATCGCCGCGGTCTTTGAGAAGCCACGGCGCGACGAGATCGAGGATCGTTTCGGTCCCCGCCGCGCGGCTCTGGGTGAATGTCACCGTCTGCGCTTTGAGCACCATGTTGAGCATCCCCATCGGCGTCCAGATGCGGATGTCGCTGCCGGCCTGCCAGAGCTGCCCGTCGCTCGGGCGCATCCAGCCCTGAACCGTAACGGTCGCCTGAATGATGGTCCCCTCGGACCAGACGGCCTCGTTGCTCGCGCGCTTCTGCAGCTCCTCGATGTTCCAAACGGGCTGCTCGGCCGGCGTCAGCCTCGGGCTGTATCGCTTGGCGCTCCCAGCGACCCGAGCCTCCTGCTCGGCAGCCGTAGGTCCGCTGTGGCCGTCGGTAGCGGCCGTCTGCCCGCGCACGATGTATTCGGAATAAATATCCTCCACCATGATCGTGATCTGGGCTTTCTTGATATTGACGCCCTCGACCAGGTCCATGGTTGGCGTGAAGGTGTGGTCTCCAATCAGCAGGAAATTGCCAAGATGGTCGCTCCCCATCACGACGCCGCGCGGCCTCGCGATGCGCTCAAGGAAATTCCAGATCGTCTCACCGGGCTCGACCTGCAGACGCTCGTAAGGCGTGCTGTCGAGATCGCCTATGATTTTCACGCCAACACCGGTCGGAGCGATGACCTCGTTCGCGACTTGCACGAATGACTTGCCGTCGAAATTGCCGGTCGGATGGATGACGCTGGCGCGATTGGCGTACCAGGTGATCCCGTTGCCCTGGAGCATGACGCCGTGCTGATTGGCGTCGTATGAGACTTGGCGCACCGTAATGATGCCGGTGATCGCCAGCCACTGCCCGAGATAGATCGCGCACTCATCACCCGGCTTGAACTGCAACAAGCGCCAGTCGAGCGGGACCTCGACGCGGTCCGCGGTGGTGAACTTGAAAGTGGGGAACGCTTCGGTCCAGCGGTGCTGGACCATGATCGTTTCCCAATCAACGAACTTCAATTCGTTGACGAGGAGGGTAGCGGTCTCTTCTGCGAACAGTTCGGCCGGCGTCTTCTGGCGGCCGATATAGATCGCCGGCGTCTCGAGACGGGTCGTGGCAGCATCGCTGACCGTCGCCGGAGAGGAAGCTGGAGCATCAGGGGCAGTGTCGAGAAGCGTGACGGGCATAGTTCACGATGACAAAGCCTGCCCCGTCGGCAGCATGAAAAGCGGATGCACGACCTTGTTCTCGGCGCGCAGCTCGTCGGCGCGGCTGGCGTCGTAATAGAGCCGGTTCGACATCGTCAGCGTGGGCATCGACGTGGCGAAGCTGAACGTCAGCATGACGGGGAGGGGCCTCGCCGTCTGCACGAGGAACGCGATTATGCCAGCGTGCAGCTCGACGAGCCCGCGGTAGCTCATCTGGTCCATGTCGTCCGCCGCGACCTCCTCGGCGTCGGCGAAAACGTCGTTGACCACGAGCTTGAGCGCGTCGACGTCCTGGCGGCTCGTGAAGGTCATGTCGGCGATGATGCGGCCCTCGGTCGCCAGACAGAGCCACATGATCGAATTGGCGACCATCGTCGCCCCGACGGTGGCGGGCGTCTCCAGCTCGGTCTGCTGGCGGACCCACTCCATCTGCGACTGCGTCGCCCCGTTCGCCCTTGCCAGCTCGAAGCAGTTCGACAGCGGCGGGCCGGCCTGGTCGAAGTACAAGAGCTGCTCGGCGTTCGCGTAGAGCAGGCCGCACGCCGTCCTCAAGTTGGACCCATTCAGGCCGCTGGTCGGCACCGCGCCGAGGATGTTGCGCAGCGCCCGCTGCAGGATCGGGGTCGCCTCCTGCGCGTCATCTTTGAACACGGCGCATGGACCTCTGGGGCGGAGGCGCGGGAACGGCCGGGCCGAGCAGCGGCTTCGGCACGAGGCCGGCCGCGTCCATCACGGCCTGCTCGAGGCCCGTCATCACGGTGAGGACCCTCTGGCGCAGCGCCTCGGAGTTGGCGATGAGGTCGTCGCGCGTCGAGTCCTCGGCCGCCGACGGCGCGAGGCCGTACTCAACGAAGCTCATGTCGAAGGTGCAGAAGCCGCCGGACCGGTCCTCCTCGCTCCACCTGTACTGCGGGCACACGACCATCATCGGCTTGGTGGTCGGGAGCTGCAGGACGCCGGGGCCCTCCAATTCGAGCGCCGCGATCAAGGCGTCGCGGGCGACGCGGTAGTCAACGCGGTAGAGGTCCACGCTCGTGTCGACCGGGAACGTGATGCAGTAACCGCGGACGCTGAACTCCATGGTGCGCCGGCCCATGTCCTCGGCGTAGGGGATGTCGCGCTTGGGGAACTCATGGACGACGATGCGGCGCCCGCTCTCCTTGCTGCCGGACTCGACATGGAACATCGCCCCGCGGAACGACGCCGGAAGCCACTCGTTGCGGAATGGGAGCTTGATGTCGCGGATCGAGCCGGCCACGTCAGTTTATGTCCATGGTAGCGCCCTCTCCGCTCGAAGAGGTCTTGTCCATCTGGGTGTTGCGGGCCACGTTCACCTCTTTGAACAGGCCCTTGCCCTCGGCGTTGACCGATGTCCCCTTCGGCGCGTTGACGTTCACGTCGATCTTGCCAGTTCCTTCGACCTTCTGCGCCATCTGCCGGTCCATTTCGCCGCGGTCCCTGGCGGCGCGGTCGGCCGCCGCCACGTTGGCCTGCTGCTCCTCCCTGAAGCGCCTGGCCTTCTCATGGCCGCCGTAGTCCCAGTCGTTGTACACCTCCCCATACCTGACCGTCCTGCCGCCTTGCCAATTCACGTTCGGGTCGTGGCCGCTGCCCTGGTCAGTGGCCCCCTTGATCAGATTGCTGGAAGCAGCCGCGTCGATGTCAGCCAATGCCCGCTTCATGGCCGCGGGATCGCGAGCCAACTTCTGCACTTCGGCATCCACGATCCCCGCCCTCTCGGGCCCATAGAAACTGCCAGACGATCCAGGCTTGATCATCTGCTCGAGGGTCAACGGAGGCTTGTGAAGTTTGGCGCGCTCCTTGTTGACGAGGGCCGTGCGGTTGTAGAAACTCTCGACGACGGCTGTTCGGTCTTCAGCGTGCTCCAGCGTCGCCAAAGCGGCGAGGTGCCTCTTCAGCTCCGGGCGCTGCTCGAGCTGCTGCGTCAGGGGCGCGCGCTCCCTTCGAAGGTACTCGGCGCCGCCCCCCGCCAGGCTGGGCGTTGTCCCATCAACGCCGGTTACCGGCGCGGGACGCTGCGCATCGTCTGGAGAGGGCGGGGTTTCGCCCGAAGGTTTCACGCCGCCGAGTTCTCTTTCGGTGGCGCGGCGCAGATGCAGCGAGCTGCGCAAGCGCCAATCGGTCGTGACGGCGCGGTCGCCGCGCACGCCGCCCTGATTGCCGGCGAGCAGCTCGACGTATTCCTTGCTGCCCCGCATCTGCGTCTGGCCAGTCAGAATGCCGACGTGCGTTCCCTCGACGCCGGTCCGCGGCGAGACGCCCTTCACCACGCCGACGTCGCCGGCCGCGATGTCTTCCTTCTCGCCGACGCCCCTGCCCCACTTCGTGAACGAGCCGGCGGCGAGCGAGCCGGTGCCCTTGACGCCGGCCGCGGCCAAGCTCGCGTTCGTGAACGCAGCGCACCACGCGGTCGTGTGCGGGTTGACCTTGAGACCGGCCTTGGAGAAGAACGACGACAGCTTCGATTGGTCCCGTATCTCGTCCTCGCCGAGGTGCTGGCGCGCTACCGCGAGAGCCTGCGCCGGGCCAAGCTCGCCAGAGCCAGACTGCGGCGAACCTGCTGCCCCGGTGCCGGGGCCGACGTCGCTGCCGCGCGGCGCTGGTTTGTCGGTGTCTCCGCCTCCGTCACTAATTCCGTCGCCGCCTCCGCCCCTCGCTCCGCCGGTGATCCTGGTTTGCTCGCGCCCCCCGCCGAAGCCGGGGAGGTCGCCCATCGGAGAGATGTTTCCGGCGCCGCCGCCATAGCTTCCGCCTGCGCCGCCGCCAAAGCCGACAGAGCCAGGCCCGACGCCGAGGCCTCGGCCGGGGCCGAGCCCGCCCATCTTCGTCGTGACCTGGAGGGTCAGGTAGTCGTTGAGCTTCTTCATCTGGGCGGTCAGCTCGTCGGTCGCCTTGGTCTGCTTCTCGATCGACTCCTTGCCCTCGCCGGGAAGGACCGTCTCGCCGGCGTGGAGCATCGCCATCTGGTCGCGGTCGATGAAGCCGCCGCGCTGGTACTGTTTGGTTGCCGCGGCGGTGCCGCCAGCGGCCGGGGCCGAAGGCACCTTCGAACGTACCAAGCCCGCGATGCCGCTCTCCGTCGGCGCCGCCCCGATCACGTTCACCAGCGCCTTGATCAAACCAAGACCGCCGCTGGCACTCATGATCGCGTTGATCCAGGCCTGGTCGCTGCCCCACGCCGGCCTGATCGCATCGCGCTTCGCGTTCAATAGGTCAGCAGGCAGGACCAGCTCGCCCTTGTGGAGCATCGCGACCTGGTCTTGCGAGACGAGGCCTCCCTCCTGGAAGTGCGGGAGGTGGGTCCTTGACCAAAAATCGGTCTTGGCTGGAG